TTTTTGGGTTTAATTAATTCGTGTGACTGGGTTAACGTGCTTTGCAAAATACAAATCCATTAAAATCTCTGATCTACTCAGGGCTTCGCCTGCGGACATCTCAGGGTTTTCAATCATGCTATCCCGTGCCATTTCTAAAATATATTTTCTTTGATGTGCTCTGTCAAACCACCATCCTAGATTTTGTTCTTGGTCTTCCATTTTTAATTTTCCTTTTATTAATTGAATTTCGAAAAAAGAGCGAGTACCCCGAAAGGCACCCGCTGAGTTTTTGGTTACTAGGCTAAATCAACCCAAACCAAATCACCTGAACGGCGAACTGTTACTTCTAAAGTGGCGATACCATCGGCAGAACCGCCGGTAATGCTGGTATTTACTACCATGCCGTTAAACATACAGAATGTTGCAGTAGTTCCCGGAGTGTTGCCGGTAGTTGTGTCAAAGGCAACCACAAAGCCACGGTCAGTGGTTCGTGCGTCATCGCGAAGGGCGACTGAAGTAGCATCGGCCATGTTCATCGCCAGAGAGAAAGTAAACTCTTGCGCCGTGCCTTGACCAAGTACGTGTGAAACTACAGGGCGGCCAATGATTGATAAATCTTGAATTGAATCTTCGTTAGATAGCGCTGAAAATTCAGTGACCCCATCAACAAAATTGCCAGCAATGGCAAAGGCTTCGGCTGCTGCTGAATCAAAAGTTGTGATGGCTGTCGCGTTGGTGTAGAGGCCAGAATTATGGCCAGAAAGAAAACCGGATGGTGCTGTCATGTTTATGACTCCTAAGTGATTACGTCAAGTTGTAAAGTCACCTGATAAAGAATAGGTGAAGTGCTTGTTGCCGTTTGGAAAGCGTTGATTATTTTGAGGCTTTTAAATAAAGTCCCTTGGATGATTCCGCTAGAATTGTTGTACTCCGCGTAAATCTGGTTTTGCATTGATATTGCTCGACTATAGCTGTCGGCATAAATATTAATGTCGTAAGTGGCTCGGGTTAGCTCCATGCTCCCCCCGATGCCGCCGGTTTTGAACCCGCCTAGCTGGGTAATCGTAACCGCCTCTTTTAACGCTGGATCTGCCTGTACTGGTTCAATGGGTACACCTGCAAATTCAGATTTTGTAGCTAGGTCAATTGCGAACGCTTCTAAACTCATAATACACGCCTCACTTCAAAAGTAATCGTTCGGTTTTTGTAAGCATCTTTGACAATGCCTGTAACGCTGTATTCTATAGAGTCTATGATTACAAAATCGACCGTTCTAACTGTTGCAATGGTGGGCGAGTAATAACAGCGAACGTGGTACGCTTCTTCTGTGGGCTGTAGGCCTCTGATCATTCGCTCGTCAAGACTAACGCTTAAAATGTCGGCGCCCGTGTTAAGTATTACCACGTTTGATGTCGTAGCAGTAGCCGAAAAGCTGCTGCCAGTTGTTGCCTTTGAAACAAAGCTTACCGGTCGTCGCATCATACCCAGTTTCTCCTATACGGTGCTAAAAGCCTCTCTGCGGTTATGTGGGCTTTCGAGCGGGAGCCTTCTATATTGTCGGCTCTGTCGTGGAATAGGTCAGAAATTATCATTAATACCGCTTGCTTAATAGCTTCGCTCTCTGCGGTGTTTAGGTTTGAAGTACTATAAGTAACTGTGATCGGGTTTGTGATCTGCGTCGATAAAGCAACTAAGGGTGCGGCGGTATACACTAAGGCCGCTGTTTCGCCTGAGCCGTCTATTATTGAGGCAGTTGTTAAGGTTCTTATTACATTCGATGCATCGTAATAAGTAACGGAGGGTGCGGGGCGGCTGTCTGCGAATCGCTTTGACAGCTCAAGCCGTGAATCCCATCCGTTGTAGTAGTCCACTATGGTGGAAGACTCTAATGACTCGCCTATAAAATTGCTGGCAAATGTAGATGCTACAATAATTAAGCGGGTTAAATATGTGTTATAAGTTGTGTCGCCAAAAAGTGACAAATGGTCTGATACTTCTTGGAGTGACACTACACCTGCGGAAAGACTGTATTTTACTTCCGACTTAATCGGCTTTTTCATTCTGTGAACTCCAAAAATTTAAAGGGTGTGGCGACCCCAAGGGGCCACCACGTTTTGCTTCTTTAATTACTAGGCTACAGTGTGGATAACTTCAAGACCTACCAGAGCTGCATCATCCCAGCCGCTGTTCTTGAATCGACCATCTGCGTAGTAAGTGTTAAAGCCGGGAGCAGTCTGATCATATTCATCAATTGCCAAGCCTTTACGCTCACAAATAGCCAGACCGCGGCTGAAGTCGCCGAAGTATGCCGCTACTTTACCTGCGCCATCTGCAACAGCGGTACCATTTGGAAGAATGCCATCGTCAAGATAGCCGTTAATCATTACGGGATAACCGAATACACGGCTAATTCCAGTAGTAGGGTCGAAGACCATACCGCCACCAGTAGCAATACTAGATTCAGTTAGCTTGGCGAACACGTTGGAAGAAACCATGAATACACCGTTGGTGCGGTAGGCTACGTCACAAGTTGCAAGCAAATCAGAAAGAATGCCAACAATGTTAGATCCATCAATAGGCAACTGAGTACCAGTAGTAGGCTCAACGTCCCAAATGACTTTGCCAGCGCCAGCAGTAGCTGCTTGGGTCTGGGTCTTGAGTACGGCTGCGGCGTCTTTTGCCTGAGCAACAGAGTACTTCTGTACAATCAAACCAGCGATAGTGTTACGGATACCGTCAATGTCTTCCAAGGAAGGGCGGCTAAACTGCATTTGAGAAACCCAGTTCTCAATGATTACGTTCTTAGCTACAACAGCGGAAGTATCACGGGCCAACAACTGTGCTTGAGTCTGTACGGTAGAGTCCGAAGTGAACTCGACGCCAGTTACGTTAGGCAAGCGGATAGAGCCGCCAGATACATTCAATACAGTAGCTTGAGCACGGAACGGGTTAAACTGCTCTAGTGTGTGGTAAGTGGCGTTAGAACCTACGCTGCGGGGGTCAGTTGCACCGACTGCTGCGTTATTGCCGGGTACTGCTTTAGTCAGGTCAAGGCTTAAACGCTTAACTACTGAACCGTTCTCGTGGTTGTAATCCTTAAACTCCATTGGTGCTGCTCCTTTGTAAATTACGGGGGATGTGGCTGCCATTTTGGCTTCCATTTCTTCGCGGATTTCCGCCTTTGCTGCTTCGATTGCTTCAACGTGGGCGCTCTTTACTTCGTCCAAGTCTGCGGCTTTTACCATGCCTTCCAGATCGGCTTTGTCTGCTTTCGCTTCTAGTGCTTCAGTCTTTACCATGCCTTCCAGATCGGCTTTATCAGCTTTCTCGGCAACCTGTGCGTCCATCATTCCTTTCAGTTGCTCGGCAACACTCATTTCAACTTCACTCATAAAATTAGTCCTTATACAAATTAATTAATTGGGCCATTACGTCTTCATTCTTTAGCTCGGCTTCCACTACATCGCGTAGGGTTGATTTGCCAGCGGAGATAAACGTCATAGCTTCTTTTCGGGAAAGACCAGCATCACGCAAGACTTTCTCAAGGCTTCTTAGGTCAATTTGACCCTCATCATTTTTGGCGGATACTATCTGCGCCTGGGGGTTGGCTGGTTGAATTACAATGGAGGTTTCAAATAATTCGATCTCCTTAAACAACCTGCCTCCGTTTTCAATGTCTTCATAATCCGAAGATCTGAAGCCAATAGAAACAGAGCCTACAGCACCCTTCTCAAGATAAACTTTTACGTCTTCGGCTTTGGAGACGCCTTTGTAAAGCTCTCCTGTTCCAATGACGCCTTTCTCGTCCACCTCAAATTTTGTCCAGCTTCCAATAATCTCATCTCGTTTATGTTCCCATAGCATAGGAATTGCGGAGTTTTCTTGGTCGTTAAACTGCTTTACAAAGTTATCTGCTGCGCCCTTGTCCATCACATCACCAACTAGATCGGCGTTGCCGAATGTGGTGACGTATGCTTTGAGCTCGCCAGCTTCAATATCAAACTTCTTAATTAACAGCGGAGAATCCACTGACTTAACAATCATTTCTGAACTAGCCATGTTTCATCAGCTCCGGTTATTTTCTTAGTTTTCTCAAAGTACGCTTTCAAGACAAGTTTAGTTTCACCGGTCTTTGAGTTGCGTAGCTCTACATAGTTGCCGCTTGCGATTTCGTGCGGGATGCTCTTTGTCTCATAGCTATTCATCTGGCATATCTCCTAAATTTCCGTCATCGGTTGCCTCTTCGCCCGCTCGGTCTCCCGGTTGTGCTGGGGGTGCTGGGGGTGCTGAGGTGTGGCCTAGCTCGTCTACCCCTTCGCCCTCAATCCGTGTTAACCCTATAAAGGCCCGGGCTTCGTTCGGGGTCATAATAGCAGCCCCTGCGACTGCTGTAGAGGCAATGGTGACTTGAGATGCAAGATCTCCCTTGATCATAGCGCCAGCATCAAACCGAATATCCGTAGTGCCTGTGGTTAGGTTATGACTAAAGGCCTGCTCGATATTGTACAGAATAGGGGCGAATGTATCTCGGTACATAGATGCCAAACGGGCGCTTTGATTCGAATACTTTTCATCTGCCATGCCACCCACAAGACTCGCGGGCACCCTGAATAGGGCTGCAATCTCGTTTATAAGGTGTGTACGGAGTGCTCTTAGGTCTGCATCTGCGGGGGTGCTGCCCTTCATGGCTGTCATCTTGCCACCCTCTAGGACTGCTATGCCGCCACGCCTGCTGCCACCTTGGCCAAAGCTGGCCTTCAGTTGCTTGTATAAAGCTTCTCGGCTGGTGTCGTCAAGGGCTGCCGCCATCTCAACTGAGTAGTTGACAGACACACCATTAGCAAAAGTTTCTGACATTAGCTGATCTGCGGCGTTCAAAGCTCCAATGCGCTCGGCGGCACAAAGTACACGGGATAACCCTGTAACATCATGGCCCGCAACATCGCGAATATGGATAATCTCTTTGTTTAGCATTACACCGAAAGACGAATGTCGATAAACAGGGATTCCAAACTTGTTAGCGGATACGGCCATATCATCGGGGTCTACTGGGATCATCTCGATGACCCTACCGTTAGGTGCTCGGACTACTCGGGTAAAACTGTTTCCGTAAACCAGTAGGTCTTTTACTAGGGCTGCTTTAAATTCGTAGCCTGTCTGGAAACTGTTGGGGCGCTTGAGTATTATGTTAAGCTGATTCCCATCGGCCTTGTTTTCTCCTGACCAGACCTGCAACGGAAGCTGGGCAATACCTTGAGCGATTACGTTTACGCAAGATAAGACTGTGGCATTTTTTAAAGCGTTCTCTGTGGTTACACTTTGACCGCTCTTTGTTGTTGAGCTTGCGGCATTAAAGAAAACCCCAGCGTGGGGGCTTCCTTGGCCTTCCGGCTTGTTGCGGCCTAAAATCATATCGATTAAACTGCGATTGTCAGCCATGCGGCCTCCTTATTATAAGTCTATGAAACCGAAATTAAAGGTCTCGGGTTTGTTTGCATTACCTGCCGCGGCTGATACAGCCATGATCAAAGCAACAATACTATCAATCTTTAGGTTTTGATCATCCCCTTTTCGAACTTTGATATTGGCATTGAGATCCGTGTAAACAGCGCAGTTACTGAGCTGCCATAAAAAGAAAGGGTTGCCATCATGTTTCAAGCGTTCTTCTGTAATCCAAACCTCGGTTTCCTTTGAGGGTGCTGAGAGGTGGCTTATCCCTTGTCTCACCATTAGCACCGGTAAGCCTTTATCTTCAAGCTCATTGACCAATTGCGTAGCATTGTACGGATCGGCACATATAGAGTGTACACTGTGCTGTTTGCAACTCTGTTCAATGAAACTCTGGATCTGGCGATAGTCCGTTGTCAGCCCCTCTGTAATCTTCAACACCCCCGACTCGATAGCCTGGAGATACATCGGGCGAATATGTGGCGGCGCATTATCTACGGCGGACTGTGGCAGCCACGTCATGAAGTCAACGGAATACTGGCCGTGCCCATTATCCCATACCCGAGTAACCGCACAAAGGTCGCGAGTCTGTGCCAAATCCAGCCCTAAATAGCACGGGCCTTCTCGGACTACTTGGCCAACTGAGTTTTCCCAATGTTTTACATCAATCCACGCCGAGCTACTGCTCTGCCATAAGTTGAAGTGCTTCACAAGAACGCCGGGGCGCTGGGCAACCACTGCATCCGCTTGGTTAACTTGGGACTGTAGGTAATCAGTGTTAATGCTCACATTCAGATTAGGGTTAGCTTTAAGCCATACCGTTGGATCTCTCCAATCGTCCTGCTCGTCTAGGGTATAGATCATAGCAAAAATGCGATCATCAGCCAGGCGACCTTTTAAGATGCTTTCCGCGTAGCTGCGTTTCTCATAGTAGGAAGTGACTTTGCTAAAGTAAGCCGTGGTAATATAGATAATCAAAGGGCTCAATCGGGCACCTACGGCGCTCGTCATAACGCCAATAATGTTCCGATCTTCAATAGCTCCGGCCTCATCTATTATTACCAGAGAAGGGTTTAAACCATCGAGGCTTTTAGAATCTCGGGCCAGCGGTTTGAAGCTGCTAAATCGCTCATCGCACTTAATCGCTGAAACGGTTTGTGACAGCTTCCCAGATAAACGGGTGTCCATCTTCTTAGCCATCTCGCCAGCGGAGTCCCACACAATCTTGGCCTGATCGGTTTTTGTGGCGACAGAATACACTTCTGCACCTGCATCACCAAACAGCAACTCGTAGAGGGCAATGGCGGAGCAAATAAAACTCTTTCCGTTCTTGCGGGCAACCTCAATTAAAACCTCTCGAAATCGCCTTTCGTTTTTATTGGATCGCCTGCGCCACCCGAAGACCTGCGAGAATAGAAACAACTGCCATGGTTCCAAGTCAAAAGACTTCCCGGCAAGCTCACCCTTTACGTGCTTAATGTAAGTACAAAACTGCAAGAAATGGTTTGCCGCGGGGGCACTAAAGACCCAAGTGGATTCAGGGTTTTCCTCGGATTCCTTTAGGTCCTCCAAGGCCCTTTGGCAAGCTTGGGTTACAAGAACACCTGCAACCACTCTGCCCGCCACAACGTCCCTCGCGTACTGCCATGCTTTATCAAGTTGCTCCATGATCAACCCCCCTTTCGAAAGATCGCATCAAAGTTAGAATTGAATTTCTCGGTGTCTTCGCTTTGACGCCGGTGGGTGCCTTTGGTGCTGCCCTTCATTTGGGAACCGCTGGGCACCAAGGCCATGCCATCTTTGCCAATGTTTACGCCCGACTGCTTATGAGTAATCGAGCGGGCTTTCGGTAACTCTTTGGCCTTGGCTTCCTCTTTGTCTTTCTTGCCAAATATAGCACCCCAGTTACTTTCAAACTTTGCCTTGTCTGTAGGGCGGGGTGCGGAGCCCTTGCCACCGTGAGTAGCACCGGCAGCCATTAGGCTTGCGCCTTTTCTTTGGCCAGCTTGTTGGCTTTGCGGGTTGCTGCTCGCTTTGCGTTGGCGGCTTTCTTCTTGGCCTGCTTCTTCGCTTCGGCGATTTGCTCAAGGGTCACCACTGGCGCCTTCATTTCCCGAGCCATTGCAACCTCTTCATCAGTGTAAGAATCAACGGTTACCACGTAAGGCGTAGGGGAGGGCGGGTAGAAAAGGCTAGGCGGGAGCAGCATCTTTAAAAATTCGATTAACTTTGACATATTATGTATTCCTCTTTTGATTTTGATTTGTTTGGTTTAGGGTCTTGGAATCAGGTAGTCTAGCTTTCTTTCTATTCGGTCGAGTTGCTTTGTTACGTGGATCATGTCGCGTTCCACCGGTGCCACTGTTGCCAGTGATACCGCATAGGATGCCGCGGTTAATGCTGAGGTAAAAGCTACTATAGCTATGACTTTTTGGAATTCCATTTCGGCTGCCTGTTGTTAGTGAGTAAAGTTAAATAAGTTGTCGAGTGCGGTGTCACCGGTTGACTCTGATGCGGCCAGTTCGTCGGCCTTGTTTCTTGTGCTGGGTGTTACTTGGAACTCTTTTAAGATTTTATAAATCTCGGCGTGAGCTTCACCAATCAAACGGGAAGCCAGCGCTCTGCCTATTAAGGCGCTAGGACCATCAGTGGCATAAGCAAGTGAGCAGTCTTGTAGGAACTGGTACTGCTGGGCGAGGGAGGCTACAAGGGTTGAGTCAATGGACTCGGTGACCCCTGCGTTCTTGAGCTTCTTGGCAATGTGGCCATGGATCTCTTCGAGTGTTTTGGTTTCCCCTAGTATGTACCAATCCGGTGAGACTAACTTCCCTTTTATTTTTGTGGGGGGTGGGGTTATAACGCTCATTGAACGGTTGCCACCTCCTGATTTTCCAGCTACGCCTGCCATGGTATCTCCTTGTTTTAATTATGTTTGTTTTTATTCCATTTAGTTCTAAGCAGGGCGCTTAAAAATTGATTTGTATAAAATTAATT